GTCGATACCATGGGTGCCAATCAACGAGCCGTGCAGGAAGGGATGAAGGTGAAAGCCCTGGCGCATCGCTGGACGCTGGCCTTTATCAAAGGCGATAGCTCCGCTGACCCACGCGAGTTTGACGGCCTCCAGCGCCGCATTCCGCCCGGCAGCTCGCAGCTCATTGACGCCGGCGCCACCTTGGGCGGCGATGCCCTGTCGCTCTATCTCCTCGATACCCTGATTGCCCGCGTCGAGAACCCCAACTATCTGATTATGAATAAAACCATGTCCCTGCGCCTCTCCCAGGCTGCGCGCTCCACGACTGTCGGGGGCTATATCACGTATCCGCTGGATCAGTTTGGCCGCCGTGTCACGGCCTACAATGGCCTGCCTATTCTGCTGGCCGATGAAGATAATACCGGCGCGCAGATTCTCCCGTTCACCGAAGCCAATCCTGGCGGCGGCGCCGCGGCGTCCACGAGCATCTACTGCTGTGCGCTCGGGGAAGGGGAACTTGTGGGTCTGCAGAATGGTGCCATCGATGTCCGCGATATCGGTGAGTTAGAAACGAAGCCCGTCCTCAGAACCCGGATTGAATGGTACCCAGGCGTAGCCGTTTTCAATGGGAAAAGTGTTGCTAGACTTCGAGGAATTAAGAATATAGCAATTACAGCTTAGTCAAAATAGACTAAGGAAATCCGCCATGACGACGCATTGAGCCCTTTCATACAAGGAAGACGTGTATGATTTTCGACAAGGCCACAGAAATGGCGGCCCCAGGCGCCGCTGTCGTAGCCACGGGCAGCACCCCCGGCCTGGCCATCAACCCGCGCATGCTCCCGACGTGTGACTGGGTTATCTATACCCTCACGATGCCCGCCGGGACCAATGAAACCTATGTGTTTACCCTGGAGGTGAGTAACCTCCTGGCGGGCACCTACACCGCCATCGCCACGTTTAACTGGCCACGCGCGCATGGGGTGGGGAAAATCCATCTGCCGATTGTCGGGGACCTGGCGAACTTCCAGGACAATGACTCGCTTTTTATGCGTACAACCCTGACGGTCACGGGCGCAGCCCCGAGCTGTATCTATGGCTCGTATCTGACCAAGGCGACTACTGGAATTGGCCTGGGGCGGCGCCAGGGTGAAATCGTTACCTTCCCATAGTATGGTAGATACTATTGGCGTGGCTTAGAAGGAGTCCCCCCATGCCTGACCAATTTGTCACGGTGTATTTGAAGGAGACCGGCCAGCCGACGCCCATGCATGCCGTGGATGCGGCGGAGGCCCTGCGCATTGGCGATTATGTGTCCAATCCTCCTGAAGGCCATGAGCCCTCTGAGGCCGACCTGAAACTGGCCATGACCCAGGCGCAGGGCATCGGTACGCAGCGCCATCCCGAGTTGATGACCCCGGAACAACGGGACGTTGCCAGGCGCGAGGCGTATGACGCCGCCGAGGCCGCCAAGGCCGTGACCGTCTCGGTAGCGGCGCCGACCCCGGCCCCGCAGGCAGGTGCCCCGACGGCGCGCGCGGCGCGGGGCGCTGCCCCACCGCCCACGGACGAGAACCCCAGCAGTACGAAGGTGTAACCTATGCCTCTCGTGCTTGATGCGACCGTTGGCGGACCCACGGCCAATAGTTATCTGACCGTGGCCGCGGCGACCACCGTGCTTGATGGGCGGCTCAATAGCGAGCCCTGGGACACGCCCACTATCGTGGATGAAGTGACCTCGGTCGAGCAGGCCCGCCGTCGTCTGGCCGCGCTCGTCTCGGCGACCCGGCTCCTCGATGAGGCAGTAGACTGGTACGGCATGCCCACGAGCCCGGCGCAAGCCCTGGCCTGGCCACAGACCGGGCAGGTAGATCAGTATGGCCAGCCCATGCCTTCAGACAGCATTCCTGACGTCATTCAGCAGGCCACGGCTTTCACTGCGCTGGCGTTGTTGCGGGATTCAAGCGAGGCGGCTGGCACAGCAGGCCTTAGTGGCGTGGCCTCGGTGCGCACTGGCGATGGCACGCAGATTGTCTACCGCAGTCAGGCAGCGCCCCCAGTGCCCCCGCTGACGGTGCTTCCCGTGGAGGTACGCCGCATGCTGACCCCCTACGGTACCGTCAGCGGGAGTATCAACGTGCCGCTGGTGCGGAGTTAGCTTATGTTTGTGCTCTCACAAGCCTTGCTGGACCAGATGGCCACCACGGTCTTCAGCGCGTTTGGCGGGCTCCTCGTGCCTACGTCGGTACGCAGTCGGGCCACGGCCTCCAGTGTGCCGGTCGTCTACGGGCCCGTGGCGGCCCGCTGGGAGACGTACAGCGAGCGCGTGTTAGCCTTACACGCGCTTCTTCCGCGCGACGATATGCGGGTCTTGAGTGATGATCGGCAGGTCCGCGTGCCCTGTACGAGTGTCACCTGGCGCCCGACGTTGTTTGACGAACTGCTGGACGCGAGTGGCATGGCCTGGCGCGTCAAGCGCATCAGTGGCGGCCCTGGCCAGCCGTTCTGGTGTTTCCAGGTGCGGCGTGGCGCAGGAGGGTAGAATGGCGTGGACCCTGACGGTCACAGGTTTGACGGGCGTACGGCAACAGTACGCGACAGCCGTACAGCAGACCAGTCAGACGCTGGCGCATGTCATGCGGGCCAGGCTCGCGGACGCCGCGCAGTATGCGAAAGACACGTACCGCAGTGCCAGCAGCACCACGCCGACGGCCACCGCGGTGCGCACGGGGGCGTTACGGTCTGCCATTGGCTCCCGCGTCCAGCAGCAGGGCCATACCACCCTCGGCACGCTGGGCTACCTCCAGGGCAATGCTCCGTACGCGAGCGTGCACGAGGGCTGGCCTGACAATCGAGCGTCGACCACGATTCGGCCGACACATGGCCGCTACCTGACGATTCCGCTTGAGGCAGCCAGGACAGCAGCTGGGGTCGCACGCGGCAGCGCACGGGACTTTCCGGATACGTTCTTTGCACAGCCTCACGGACACTTAATCCTCTTTCAGCGCCAGGGAACGCGCGTCGTGCCGCTGTTCCTGTTGGTCACGTCGGTCACAATTCCTGCGAGACCCGCAATTTTACCAGCAATAAATCGTGCCATGCCGCTTATTGTAAATGATCTAACAAGTAGAGTAGCAGATGTCCTTAAAGGTTAGGCAAGATGCTTCCAGGTTCTATAATGCAAAGCAGCGATAATCGCGCCTCTAGTGACACCCAGAGTTTCTGCAAGAGCTTGTGGATGAGGGGTCACCAGCAAGCGCATAGCTATGACATCACAGGCTCTCAGCTTTGCATGCGGATGACATTCTCCGCGTACAGCAGCCAGACGCATGACAGCCGCCTTTGCCTCGCCTTTCGCTTGTCGTCCTTTTTTCATCATATCAGCCATATTATCTGCATGACTACCCGGAAACAAATGGCTATCTCGACAACAGGGCGGATTGTCGCAGTGATGCAAAACGTTGATACCTGGCTCCAATGGACCATGGATCAATTCAAAACCAAAACGATGAGCCAAAATATGCTCATTCTTGACCGAGATACGACCATAGCCACTTGGGTTCTTATTTCCCAGCCACGGAAAACAACATCCAAGTCCTTTCTGGCATCCGCAAGCTTCGCCAAGGCAGGTATGCCGTGCAACATTCTGCCAAAAACGTTCTTCTGGTGTTCCTTGTCTAAGCGTCAGGCAGGCCTTAGAGCAATATACCCCTCGTCCGCGCGCATGATGGCTTTTGTCAATATGAAAAGCCTTGTCACACTGGTGGCATATCAAGTCCAAGGGCACTGCGAGTGTCTTGGCTTTGCCTTTACACATATGGGAACAATACAACCCTCCACCCTTTTTCAGACGACTTGCTTTTACATGAAAAGGGGTATTACAAATAGCGCACAAGGTATTCGGGGCTTTGGTAAAACGCTTTTTCAGGCCCATCCCTCGACATATCCGAGAACAATACAGTCTTGTGCGATAGCGCAGTTCACGCGGATATATGAAGAATGGATTCCCACATTCGTTACAAAAACGTGGAACTTTTTCTATGGTAGCTTGCGGCATTTTGACACCCTCCACAGCGGGGTACAGGACCACAGAGGAAGTACCTGCGGCGCCTCGCGCCTGTGGGCGCGAGCACTGGAACGGATCAGGCCCCAATGTGCCGCATTAGGGACTAATTATACACTGTTGAGTCCTATTATGCAAGGCACCTCGTAATGGCGGTGCCGGCCTTATCGCTGCGGGAGCGGATCCTGGCCAATCTGGTGACGACGCTGGCGGCGATCAGTCCCAGCGGGGGCTATGCGAGCACGATGGAGACAGTCGTGCGGGGGCATCTGGCGCCGCTCGAACATTTTGGCTTCCCGTGTGCGTCCATCATCCCGGTCGATGACCCGGAAGACTGGACGCCCCAGACGGCGCAACATGAGCTGCATTGTCTCGTGCGTGTCTGGATTGATGAGACACAGGCAACGGCAGCCAGTACGCTCGAAGCGCTGCTAGCCGATCTCACGGAGGCGTTGCAAGGGGATACGACGCGGGGCGGGGTGGCAGAGTATACCATCATCGAGAGTACGGTCTTTATCTATCAGGTAGCGACGGAACGCCTCTGGGGGGCGGAAGTCCTGATCAGGATCAGTTTTAAGACCAGCATTGTATCGCCGCGCATAGGGGTATAGGACTTACGTACTTGTAGAGAAGTTTGCAAGCTTGCAAGCATGCAAATGTACAAGCTTGCTGAGGTGCTATGGTAGAGAAAGACTCAAGAAAATACTGTTGGCCTACGGCCAACCTTTCTTTCCTCCGCTCCTTGAAGGAAGCGGTCTCCAGAAAAGAATTGTATGAGGAGCAGGATATGCCCGCGTTAGCCGATGCCGACCGCGTCGAGTGTTGGGCCGATCTCATGCGGCGGGCCGATGTGGGAAGTGTAAGCCTGACCAAAGCGGAGCTGCGGGCGGTGGTGAACGC